CCCTGGCCGGCGGGAAGCTCGAGCCGATCACGGCGGCGGCCGCGACGGCGGAGGGCGCGCGGCCGACGTTCGTGGTGATGGACGAGCCGCACCACTGGCTCACGGCGAACGGCGGGCACAAGCTCGCGGAGGTCATCCGCCGGAATCTGGCGAAGGTCCGCGACGGGTCGGCCCGGGCGCTGGAGACCACGAACGCACACGAGCAGGGCCGCGACTCGGTGGCGGAGAAGACGTACGAGGCGTGGCAGGCGCAGCTCACCGAGCGGGCGACCGGGCGGGCGACGATCCTGTACGACTCGCGGGAGGCGCCGCCGGGGACGGACCTGACCGACGAGGCGCAGCTGATGGCGGCGCTCGCGGCGACGTACGGGGACTCGACGTGGGTGGACCTCGAGCGGATCCGCGATGAGGTGTACGACCCGCAGACGCCGGTGTCGCAGTCGCGGCGGTTCTACCTCAACCAGCTCGCTGCCGCGGAGGACGCGTGGGTGCGCCCGGAGCTGTGGGACCGGCTCGGTGATCCGCCTCCGGCCAAGCTCGAGGACGGGGAGCTGATCGCCCTCGGCTTCGACGGGTCGAAGTCCGACGACCACAGCGCGCTGATCGCGACGCGGATCGGCGACGGGGCGTGGTTCACCCTCGGCGTCTGGGACCCGGCGCGGTACGGCGGTGAGGCGCCGCGGGAGCTGATCGACGAGGCGGTGCTGGCGGCGCGGGACCGGTACGACGTGGTCGCGTTCTTCGCCGACCTGCACCCGTTCGAGTCCTACGTCGACAAGTGGGCGGTGGACTTCGGGCCGCGGCGCGCGGGGACGAAGTCGCAGAGCTCGCTGTGCGTGAAGTCGACGACGCAGCACGCGATCGCCTTCGACCTGAGGACGCGTCAGAAGGAGTTCACGACCGTCGGCATCGAGCGGCTCCTCGACGAGATCGTCGAGGGCGTGTTCCGCCACGACGGGAACCCGGTCGTACGGCAGCACGTGCACAACGCCCGGGCGCGGCCGAACGCGTGGGGCATCACGGTCGGCAAGGAGCACCGGGAGTCGGCGCGGAAGATCGACGCCCTGCCGGCGGGGGTGCTCTCGCGGATGGCGCGGCGGGCCTACCTGGCGCTGCCGCGGGCCCAGCAGCGGCGGCAGCGGTCCGGGCGAGCAGCTTTCTGAGGGAGGTGGTGGCGCCGTGCTGAGCGCGACGGAAGCGGTGGAGCAGGCGAAGGCGATGCTCAGCCACCGGGAGACGAAGACGGCCCACCTCGAGCGGGTGCGGTCCTACGTGCGCGACACCCAGGCGCCGACGTGGCTGCCCTCGGGTGCGCCGGCGGAGCTGCGCGTCCTGGCGAAGATCTCGCGGGTCAACTTGCTGAAGCTCGTCGTCGACTCGGTCACCCAGGCGATGTACGTCGAGGGGTACCGCGGGGCGCGGGAGGCCGATGACGCGGCGGCGTGGTCGGCGTGGCAGGCCAACCGGATGGACGCCCGCCAGATCGGGGTGCACCGCGCCGCGCTGACGTACGGCGTGAGCTACCTGACCGTCCTGCCGGGCGAGCGTGACGGCGAGGCGATGCCGGTGATGCGCGGCGCGTCGCCGCGGGCGATGACCACCTCGTGGGGCGACGACGACGAGTGGCCGGTGTGGGCGCTCGAGCGTCGCCGCAAGGGCTGGCGCCTGTTCGACGACGAGGCCGTCTACTGGTTCGCCGGCGGCGAGGACGCCGGCGCCCTCGAGTACGTCGACGCCCAGGCGCACGGCCTCGGCATCGTGCCGATCGTCCGCTACCGCGCCACGTTCGACCTCGACGAGGAGGCCGACGGGGAGTGCTGGGGCGAGGTCACCGAGACCCTGATGAACCTGCAGGACCAGATCAACGTCACGACCTTCGGGCTCCTGGTCGCCCAGCACTACGGGGCGTTCCGGCAGCGGTACATCCTCGGCTGGCTCGCCGAGACCGAGGAGGCCAAGCTCAAGGCGTCGGCGTCGAAGCTGTGGACCTTCGAGGACCACCCGCAGGACATCACCGTCGGGGAGTTCTCGCAGACCGACCTGAAGGGGTACATCGAGTCCCGCGAGGCGACGATCCGCCACCTCGCGACGGTGTCGCAGACGCCGGCGCACGAGCTCCTCGGGCAGTTGGTCAACCTGTCGGCGGAGGCCCTCGCCGCGGCGGAGGCCTCGCAGCGCCGCAAGGTGACCGAGCGGCAGACCGTGATGGGCGAGGCGCACGAGCAGGCCCTCGAGCTGGCCGGCGACTTGGCCGGGTACGAGACGGACGGGGGCGCGGCGGTGCGGTGGAAGGACACCGAGGCGCGCGCGTTCGCGGCGGTCGTCGACGCGCTCGGCAAGCTGGTGCAGATGCTCGGCGTCCCGGCCCGCGAGGTCTGGGACCTGGTGCCGAACGTCCCGCAGCAGACCGTCGAGCGGTGGAAGGTCGCGGCCGCCGAGGGCGACGCGTTCGCCACCCTCAACGCCGAGCTCGAGCGCCAGGCTGGCGGGCTCGACGCGGTGCCGGCCGGCAGCGGCGCGCCCCCGGCCTGATGGCCAGCGAGCAGGCCAACCTCCTGACCGTCGCCTACCGTCGCCAGCAGCTCGCCGTCCGCGCCGCCGCGCTGCAGGACATCACCCGGGCGTGGCCGCTGTGGACGCCCGGGCAGGTCAAGGAGTTCGGCCGGTTCACCGCCGTCGCGGTGCCGCTGCTCGGGGCCCGGCACAACCAGGCCGCCGCGCTGGCGGCCGGGTACTACCGGCGGTTCCGCGAAGCGGAGGGCGTACGGGGCGGAGACACCCCGCGGCTGCCGCCGGGCCTGCGCCCGGACGACGTCGTGCCATCGCTGCGGGCCACCGCGCTGGCCGGGACGATGCGCGCACTGCGGGCCGGGTTCTCCCCGCAGGCCGCGTCGCAGGCCGGGCTCACCCAGGCGCTCGGGACCGCCGGCCGGCTGACCCTCAACGGCGGCCGCGACGCGCTGCTGGCCTCGGTCTCGGCCGACCCGGCCGCGGCCGGGTGGCAGCGGATCGCCTCCGGCGGGGCCTGCGACTTCTGCCGGATGCTGGCCGGCCGCGGGCCGGCGTACAAGGGCGAGCGGACGGCGTCCTTCCAGGCGCACGACCACTGCGCATGCAGCGCCGAGCCGGTCTTCGAGCGGGCGCCTGTGCCCGCTGGCGGGCTGGCCGGCGGCAGTGGTCGCGCGGGGTCGGGGTCGGGCGGCCCCGGCCAGGGCGGCGCCGGCGGTAACGGTCCTCCCCCGGCGCCGCCCACCGGCGCAGGCGACGAGGAGCCGCCACCGCGTCTGCTCCCACGGGGCCCGGTTACCCCCGGCCTGCCGAGCACACAGGACGTCGCCGGCTCGGTGCCGGAGACGCCGCCGCCCAGCTTCGCCGACATCGTCGACGCTGGCCGGGTCGCGGCGACCTGGGCGACCTTCACCCCCGGCGAGCGGCAGGTCGCCGAGTGGCTGCGCGATCAGGGCGTCGACGTCGAGGCGGTACGCAAGGACCAGGGCAAGTCGCCCGACGGGATCATCCGAGCCGCTGGTATCACGGTCGAGATCAAGACGCTGACCTCGGCGAAGAAGCTCGAGCAGCGGATCTGGGACGCCAAGCAGCAGGCCGGACATGTCGTGCTCGACATCAGGGCGACCGGGCTGACCGAAGCCGACGCCCGCGCCCGCGTCGCCGAGGCCCTGCGGCGTCACGGCCGCGGCGTCGAGGAACTCCTCGTGATCGGTCAGGGGTTCGTCCTATCCTGGCCGTGAGATGGCCGAGACCGCAGACCTGTTCATCACCGCCGACATCGGGTTCGCCGAGTTCGCCGGTGCGGTGGCGCGCGCCCTGGGCTACCCGGCCCCGGCCGTCGCCGCCGGCGACACCGACGCGGTCCTGCCTGCCGGCGGCGGACGCCCGGAGCTCGGGCTGCTCGACTCCTCGCGTGGGCCGGCGGAGTATTCGATCGTCGTCTGGGGCGGTGACCAGCCCGAGGCCGAGGCATCCGCGGTCCGCGTGTTCGACGCGCTGGTCGCGGCGACGCCGTGGGCGGTAGAGACCGACCCGGAGGACGGCACACCGGCGCGCTCGCGCCCGGCGCTCAGCGCCACCGCCTGACCCACCGCACACCCCGAAGGCCCTCGACGTGACGTCGGGGGCCTTCGTCATGCACGCCGCCGCGAGGGCGGACCACCCCACCAAGGAGGCCGCGATGGCCAAGGACGACGACACCACCGAGCACGACGAGAAGGACGACGAGAAGGACCCCGGCAAGGGCTCCGAGAAGGAGACCGAGGAGGGCGTGCCGCCGGCCGTGAAGGCCGCGCTGCGCAAGGCGAACAAGGAGGCCGAGACCTACCGGCTCAAGCTCAAGGAGCTGGAGGACCGGGACAAGTCCGAGACGGACAAGCTGCAGGACCGCGTCACGGTGGCGGAGAAGCGCGCCGAGGAGGCCGAGGCCCGGGCACTGCGCCTCGAGGTCGCGGCGGAGAAGGGCCTCACCCTCACCCAGGCCAAGCGGCTCGTCGGGTCCACCAAGGACGAGCTCGAGGCCGACGCCGACGAGCTCCTCGAGTCCTTCGGCGGCGCCGCCGGCGGCAACCCGGACAACGGCGGGCGCAAGCCCCCGCCCGGCAAGCCGAAGGAGAAGCTCCGCCCCGGCCACGTCCCGGACGCCACCGAGGAACCCGACGCCGACAAGGTCGCCGACCTCGTCTTCAAGCAGTCCCGCGGGGGGCTGTGACAC